ATAATCGGCTTTGACGAACGTGCCTGTCGCCGTGTAAGTAAAGAGGGCGTATGTTTGTTCCGTCGAGTTGATGACTTTCCAGTCGGTGCCGTTGTACACGGTAACGAGGTTGTCGTCTTCCAAGTAGGCGATCATGCCCTCGTCGAGCACACCCGACAGGGCTGTGTCACGCGTCGCCGCGTCAGCGAACGTCATCATCGTCTGCCGCATCAAATACCCGTCGACATCAGCAGCGGCGAGCACATCGCCCGGTGCGAAATCTTTATAACCTGAACCCATAATCCACTCTTTCTAATAGGCGAGAGTTGACTCGCCGTCCAACTCGCCGAGCACAGCGTCGTCAAGAACGAACGGCACTCCAGCCAACGACGACAAACTAAACGATACTGCGTGCCGGTCAACACCAACCCGATGCTCGATCGCTTCGACGACGCCGTACTGGTCGATCGGAGAGCCGCCGCCCGGAGGCGCGAACCGGACCTGAACGAGAGCGCCCAGGTCGAGCGACGCTACCTCGATCGCTTGAGCGACTGTCAGCGCAGCGATATTCACGCCGATCTCAGCGAACCTCGGAGCCGGGTCGCCGTACTTGTGAACGATGAACTCGGCGAGGCCAAGAGCGTCAGCGTCCGAGTCGAACAGCAACCCGGTCGTCGATGTCGTGCGGATCCCGTACAACGCCTGCGACGCCGTGTTGTCGTCGATTTGGACCGTGCCACCCGACCGAAGCACCGACGCCCGGTTGAACAACAACTCCGACCCGACCTGAACCATGATGTCATCGAACGGGATACCTGACCCGTCGTCAGCGAACAACGGCGTCCCGATCGTCGGCACCGGCGTTGATCGTTGCTGAAATGTCAGAACGCCATCGGCAGCGGCGAACAACCTGCCCGACTCGGTTTCCGCGACGATCTTCAGATAGTCGAGAGCGTTCGTGGCGTCGGGGACAACGTCGGCCTGTAACGTCGCGACACCGGTGTCGATGTTGCGCGACCCTGCCGGGAAATCAATTTCGGCCCGGTCGAGAACAGCGTCGACGCGTGCGCCCGATAACTGAGCCGACGCCGTGTGACCGCTCAACAACTGGCGGCTCAACTCGGACAGCGAATCGGAGACGACAGCTTTAGCGGATGCGTACCCGCCGAGCGTGTACTTCAGATCCCAGTCATCGATCGTGCCATCAAAGATCGGTGTCTCGCCGACTTCTATCGTGACCCGTTTACCTGGCACGATGTTAGCCGAGTACGTCCCTGCACCCAGCGGATCGAACTCGCGGGTCAGGTTGTTGACTGCGAACGACGCGGTCCCGGCGTTGATCGAATCAAGCCACCGCGACCGGCCACGCTTCACTCTGACGCTGGTCACGTCGTCGCTGATGTCCGTAGCGATGTCACCGGACAGCACATATGTCGGGTCGTCGAGTTTGCCCTTGACCGGATCGTCGAGGAGGAACACGGGCGTCAACGGCGTATCGAAGTACGCGATGACTTTCGTGTCGACTGGGAGGACGTGGCTCACGCTGTCCGCCAGGCCGAACCGTTACGACGCTCATACGCGGTGATCGCGTCGACGACTTCGGCACCGATCTGACCGGCATCGCCGACACCCGTGTTGACCGTGATGTTGTACGCCGACCCGCCGCCGCCCATACCACTACCGGTAGAAAGCGGAGACGCACCAGGAGCCGTATCCAACGGCACAACAGCCTCAGGACCAGCTTCACCGATCAGCGCCCACGTCGGCTGAGTAACCACACCACCAGACGCCCCGATATATGTGTTGCCCTGCCGCACAACCGGGTTAAACCCGGCGACAGATGTCGGCACGTTCGAGTCGACCTCGATCCTTACAGGGATCACTAAACCCGACATCGCGAGCAACGCCGTCCGCATCTCGGTGAACTCTGTCGTGCCGATCTCGCCTGCCTTCGCGAGAGCGTCGAGCTGATCGAGAAGCTCGAACGTCTTGCCGAGCATCTCCGGCCCGCCGAGTTCCAGACCGGCGTCACGGAGTTCGCCGATCGCTGCGGTGGCGTCCTGCGTGAACGTAAAGTACTCGTCCTTCATTTCGGGAAGTGTTCGCTCCGTCAGGTCCTCCATCGTTGCCTGCATATCAGCGAGGAGGAGATCCACGTTGTTGATCGCTTGGCCTTCGCCGATGATGAGTCCCATCAGGTCGGTGTATGCGTCAGCGAACGATCCGGCTTCTTCTGCGGCGAGCGTGAACGCGTCGGCGAGTTCGCCGGTGTCTTCGGTAGCCGCAGCGATATCCTCGTCGGCGTCGCTGAGACTCGTCCCTGCCATGTTCGCAGCGAACGACATCTGATCCATGCTGCCGGTCACATCATCGGTGAGTCCGTGGATCAGCAGTGCTTGCTCGGTGTACGACTTCCCGGCTGCTGCCCATTCAGCCAGCATCTTCTGACCATCTTTGCCTGCACTGTTCAGCAGCAGCAGCGAGTCGCTCGACTGTATCCATGCCTTGGATGTGGCCTCGATTTCTTCGCGGTGATCGTCGAACGCGTCGGCCGTTTCGTCGACCGCTTCGAGCAGGCTCAGCAGTTGCGCGTGTGTAATTTTGCCAGCCGCGAACTGATCGCGGAACGCTGCGGTCACAGCCTTCTCCGATGCGGTCATGCCGACGAGCGCGTCGTCGAGCGCTTTCACATTGTCTGCCGGGCCGCTGTAGGTGAGAATGTTGATCTCTTTCGCGAGATCATCGAATACATCTGTGCCAGACCGTGCCGCCGCAGTCAGATCATCAAGCGACGCACCAGTCAGTTCGAGAGCAGGCAACAACCCGCGTCGGGATATTTCCTCGAACGCCGTAGTCGAGCCGATCAGATCCCCGATCGGGTTGGTGACATCATCAGCGGCGTCGCCGGTGTCACGGATGGACGCAGCCAGCTCGGTCATGCGGTCGATCATCGTTGAGGCCGGATCTCCAGCGGCAACGAACTCGGCGGTCAGACCAGCTTGCCGTTCCTCAGCAAGCCGCGACTCTTTGCCCAACTCTCCGACCACCCACAACAGACTGCCAACAGCGAGAGCGATCGCACCGATCGGACCGGACGCAACAACGAGAGCAGCGACCAACCCGACCACAATCTTCAACGGCCCAGGCATCGCCGCGAAACTCTCCACGAGCGTCCTGATCCCTTCGACCATCGTCGTAGCGATCGGCAGTATCGCCTCGCCGATGTTGACGAGCATCAGTTGAGCATCCGCCAAAGCTGACGCAAACTTGAACGACGCCGTCTCCGACGTGATCTTGAATGCCTCGTCGAGCATCCCGGTCGTGTTTTCCATGTCCGCGAATATCTGCTCGGTTGTTGCGACGTTCGCGCCCATAAGGTCGAACACGCCGACAAGTGCGCGGACGTTGCCGAACACTTCAGCAGTCGCAGCCGAGTTCCCATCGAAGTTATCTTTGAGCGTCGAGAGCGTCGACAACAAACCCTCGTCCTTGATCTGCTGCCGCAGACCCTCCGACGACAATCCCATCCCGGCGAGCGCTTCCTCAGCCTGCTTCGTTGGTTTCAACAACGTGACCATGATCGACCGAAGCTGCGTCGCTGCCTCGTTCGCTCCGGTGCCGGTTCTTGACATGGCAGCGAACGCTGCGCCGACCTCATGGAACTCGATACCCATTTGCGATGACACTGGGAGCACGCGGCCCATCGACCCGGTGAGCGCGTCGGCTTCGAGTTTGCCTTCACGGACCGCGGCGACCATCACATCGGTAGCGTCGCTGGCCGATAGCACATCCGAGCCGTAAGCGTTGAGCGCTGAGGTCGCGAGGTCAGCGATGGTCGCTGCGTCGCCCAACCCGACCGCTGCCGCTTTCGCTGCCGCTTCGAGAGTTTCCATCGCCACCGCACCGCGTAGACCAGCCGACGTGATGAAGAACATGGCGTCGGCGAGTTCAGCCGGGCCTCGCCCAGTTTGAGCCGACATCGCTTTCACGCTGTCAGTCATGTCGTCGACCGCTTCGGTCGACAGACCGACAAGCGACTCAATCTTCTTCATCGACGACTCGAACTCGGTCGCCGATTTGATCGCCGCTGCACCGACCGCCAACAACCCGAGCGCCATCGGTGCCGAGTACTTCTTCGAGAACGCGCCGAGCTTCTGCCCGAACGTCTTGGCCTTCGTTTCTGCTGCTCCCATCGACGCCTGGAACTGCGACGTGTTCGCAGTGACAACGGCGCTAATCCGTGCGACTGTCGTACCGGCTGCCATCAGCGTCCTCGGCTCTTTGATCGTTGAGCGGCCTGTTCACGTTCCGAATGCTCGATCCGGTACAGAGCGATCCATTCGGTGAGTTCTTCGGACGGCATCTCTGTCAGCATCGCGCCGACGGTCATGCCGAGATCGCGTGCCAGCCGGAAATAGAACCGGCGTTCAGGGTTCCCGTCGCTGAACCCTAGGAGTCTTTTCCCGCCTCGTCGACCTTGCTGTCTGTCATCCCGGACCGCTCGAAGCATTGAGTCCAGAGCCGTTCGACGACCGACGCTGATTTGTCCATCAGGTCCGACATGTCGTCCGGGGTGAAGATCGTTTCGCCGGTGTCCGGGTCGACGAGGCAATCGATGAGCGTTCGTCCCCACATCGCGATGACTTTGGCTTCGTCGAAACCCTCGCCCTGCTGAGCGAGCGCCATCACTGTCGCACGAGACCGGGCTGACATCGACTTGATGCCGACGGTCACTCCCCACTCGGGTACTTCGACGAGATCTGTCGGCGAGTCTTTCGCTTCGAGAATCATTGAGCGTAGATCGGTCATGGCTTCCTCCGGTTGGTGATGATGTTGCCCGCGGCAAACCTACCGCCTCGACGGTCTCGCCGCGGGCATTCATCGGCGATCAGGGAGTGGTCGTGCGGGTGACGATGCCGGTGACCTGAAAGTCAGCGGAGAACGTCTTGACATCGCCGACCGGAGTCGACTGGCCGTAGCCGGTCATGATGCACTCGCCGGAGTAGATCGCGTCGCCGGAGGTCACGCCAGGCTTAAACGTGAACGTGCGGGTCGCTGGCTCAGTGCCGCCCTTGAGATATCCGTCGACGGTGGCGTCGACCATGCCGGACACCGACACGGTCGAGGTGGTCAACGACACGATGTACGACCGGGCCGAAGCACCGAACGCTGTCGTCTCTGCTGTCTCTTGGGTCTGCGGAAAGTCGATCGAGTTGAGCACGTTCGAGATGTCCTGCGGCGTGCCGCCGGTGTCATCAATCTCGAAAAACGCTGCTTTACCGGTACTAAATGTGGGCATGTTGTGCTCCTCCTAGAAGCGGGCGAACGACACCATGAAGGTGATCGCTCCGGTTGTTGCGCCTGCCGCCGTAGCGATCGCACGCAGGTACTGGTTGACGGTGCCGGTGACGGCAGATATCTCCGAACCGAGGCTGGTCGACGCGACATCGGTGAACGTGATGAGGTCGGCCCATACTGCGTCGTCGGTTGAGTGCTGGACTTTGATCGTGGTCGCAGCATCAACCGTGTTAGCGACGGCGTGCATGATCGCGACGCCGCCGTTCAGCGACGCTGCGAGATTGTCTACCGATGCGAGATTGCCGAGCGCTCCGAAAGCGATCGAGCTGCCGGTCGCTAACTGCACACCGTACGACAGACCAGAGATGATGTTTGTCGACACGTCGCTGGTGCATTGCATGTCAACGGTGACCGAGTTGATGTCAGCGACCGGCGACGCTGTCGTGTATGACGTTTCAGCGGCCTGGGCGAGCACGGCACGGTTCCCGATCGTTCCCGCCGCCGTAGCGATCGTGACGACCGGGGTGACTGCCGCTCCGAGTATCGCTGCGAACTCCTGATCCGATGATCCGGCACCACTGACCGCGTCGTACATTCCGGCGAGCGACAACGTCCCAGTTTCCTGAGACATCGCATACGAGCGGGCCTCGGCACCGTACGCCGTGGTCTCTGCCGTCTCGTTCGTGAACGACACATCCGACGAGTTGAGATACGCCGACATGTCGAACTCGTCGAGATACACCTTCGAGGATTTACCGTGGACGAATGTAGGCATCAGTCTTCGCTCTCAGGGATCGACGGGTGTTTGCCGGTCGGCACGATGTACCCGGCGTCAATTAGCCAGCCGACCTTCTTCACGGTCGACTCGAACGTGTCGCCCGGTTCGTGGCGGCGGTTGTCGACGTGAACGCCAGACTTGCCGTCGGACCCTCCGGTGACCTTGTACTTCGGCACGCTGTCTCTCCCGTTCAGGCAACGGGGACCGGGCCGACGTAGTCGTCGGAGGCCACCGCTGGGCACAGGCGACTAGCGCACTACTGCGATGGTAGCCGATTAGCGTTCGCGACGGAAGTCACCCGACGAATGCGCGACAAGATCGGACCTGCAAGCACTCCGGCTGTAAGCGCCTCTAAGCG